ACACGCTGCCTTTGGGCACTGCAATCGACGCTGCTGTCCCTAACGCTACTGTTGGTAGCACCTTTGATTTGTCGATTGTCAACATCGGCACATCTTCCGGTGCTGTGACATTGGCTGTTAACACTGGTGTGACCGATGGCGGCAACGCTTTGGTTGCCATTGCTGTGACAACTAGCCAGTTGTTCCGCTTCCGTAAGACCGGTGACGGCACTTACGTTGTGTATCGTCTTGGCTAAACCTAAATGGGGGCTTCGGTCCCCATTTTTAAAGGAACAATCATGACATCTAATACCAAATCAATTGGCGTTGCTTTTGAAGACCAAGACATTATTGGTTCTAATTTTGTGATGTCTGGTGGTGAGTTGGGTTACACCGCAGAAGCAAGCGGCACGGTGACTCAATTGACAAGCAAATCGACTGGCGTGACCTTGAACAAGTCTGCTGGTCAGATCACAATGAACAATGCCGAATTGGCAAACGTCACAAACGTTACGTTCACTTTGACCAACAGCGTCATTAGCGCAAAAGACGTTGTAATTTTGAGCGTGTCTTCTGGCGCTACTGCCGGTGCTTACAACTGCTGGGTTTCTGGCAAATCCACTGGAAGCTGCACAATCACATTGCGCAACCTTTCGGGCGGCGCGTTGTCTGAGGCCGTTGTGATCAACTTCGCTGTAATCCACGTCCTGTAAAACCAAACGGGGTCTTCGGACCCCGTTGCCAACATGAACATCTACCTATCACATCCCGTCCACGGCGCTAAAGTTGCCACAATGGAACTTGAGGCCGAAGCAGATGAAAAAAATGGCTGGACTCGCTATAATCCAGACACGCTTTCGGAACCTGAAGAAGCGGCCAACACGCTTGTTGTAAAGCGCAAATACACCCGCAAAGGTGAATCCGAAGGAGTTTAAACATGGCAACGTATACCGCTGGCGATCAAATCAACCGCGCTTTGCGCCTGTTGGGTATATTGGCCGAGGGTGAGACACCTTCTGCTGCCATGTCGCAAGACGCTTTGATGGCGTTGAATCAAATGATTGATTCGTGGAACACCGAGCGTCTGTCGGTGTTTAGCACCCAAGATCAAGTCTTTACATGGCCCTCTGGCCTTATCAGCCGCACCCTTGGGCCGTCTGGTGACTTTGTGGGCGACCGCCCCATCTTGCTGGACGATTCCACATACTACTTGGCCAACAACGGCGTGTCCTACGGCGTCAAGTTCATCAACCAAGCGCAGTACAACGGCATCGCGGTCAAGACTGTGACATCCACATTTCCGCAAGTTATGTTTGTGAACATGACTTATCCAGACATTGAAATGTTCATTTACCCTCGCCCGACTCAGGCGTTGCAATGGCACTTCATCTCGGTACAGAAACTTGACCAGCCTGCATTGCTGTCAACTGCAATGCACTACCCGCCAGGTTATCTGCGGGCGTTTACATACAACTTGGCTATGGAGTTTGCCCCAGAGTTTGGTGTCGAGCCAAGCCCACAAGTGCAGCGCATTGCCATGACATCTAAGCGCGATCTGAAGCGCATCAACAACCCAGATGACATTATGAGCCTGCCATACGCAATGGTGGCCAATCGTCAGCGCTTCAACATCTACGCCGGTAACTACTGATGAAGACGCCAATTCTTGGCTCCAGCTACGTTACCCGCAGTGTCAACGCTGCGGATAACCGCATGGTCAACTTGTTCCCTGAGGTCATTCCTGAGGGTGGCAAGGAGCCTGGCTTTCTGAATCGCGCACCAGGTTTGAACTTCTTGCAGTCTGTGGGCACTGGCCCAATTCGGGGTTTGTGGGCGCACCAGACCAACGGCACAGACTTTTACGTTGTCTCTGGCGTTGAGGTCTACAAGCTCACCGGGTTGACATCCACACCACTTTTGCTTGGCAAAGTTTCCGGCACGGGTCCGGTTTCAATCGCAGACAACGGCACGCAAATCTTTTTTGCCTGCAATGGCCCCAGCTACATCTACAACGAAGTCACCAACGTCTTTGCCCCCATCAGTGACCCTGATTTCCCCGGCGCTTTAACTGTGGGTTATTTGGACGGCTATTTTGTGTTCAACGAGCCTAACAGCCAGAAAATCTGGGTTACGGCGCTTTTGGACGGCACTGACATTGACGCGCTGGATTTTGCAAGCGCTGAAGGCTCTCCGGATGGGTTGGTGGCCGTCAACATTGATCACCGCGAGGCTTGGCTGTTTGGTTCAGACTCGGTTGAGGTCTGGTACAACGCTGGCCTTCCTGACTTCCCCCTGACGCGCATTCAAGGCGCGTTTAACGAGATCGGATGCGTAGCGACCTTCTCGGTGGCCAAACTGGACAACACTTTGTTTTGGCTTGGCACTGACGCCCGTGGTCAAGGCATTGTCTACAAAGCCAACGGCTACACCGGCCAGCGTGTGTCTACCCACGCCGTTGAGTGGCAGATTCAGCAGTACGGCAACATCTCGGATGCCATTGCCTATACCTACCAGCAAGACGGCCACAGTTTCTACGTCTTGACGTTCCCCAGCGCCAACGCAACTTGGGTCTACGATGCGGCCACACAAGCCTGGCATGAGCGTGCAGGCTGGAGCAACGGCAGCTTTATGCGCCATCGTTCCAATTGCCAGTGCAACTTTGGCGGCAACACTATCGTTGGCGACTTTCAAAACGGCAACATCTACACACTTGACTTGGACGTCTACGCTGACAACGGCCAGATTCAACGCTGGCTGCGGTCATGGCGTGCGCTGCCCACAGGGCAGAACAAACTTAAGCGCACAACCCAGCACAGTCTGCAACTGGACGCCCAAGCAGGCGCGTTGCTTGCACCTATAACTGAGTATGTGCAATTGATTACCGAAGACGGGTTTGGGCTAATCACCGAGTCTGAGGACATCTTGGTTGACGAAACCGTGTTGTCATTCAACCCGCCACCTCAGTTTATGCTGCGCTGGTCGGACGATGGTGGCCACACATGGTCAAACGAACATTGGGCGCAAGGCGGCGCTGTAGGCGCTTACGGCACTCGTATCTTCTGGCGTAGGCTTGGCATGACTCTTAAACTGCGAGATCGGGTTTATGAGTTGTCGGGCACTGATCCAATCCAGATCGCCATCATGGGCGCTGAATTGGGGATAAGTCCGACCAATGCTTAACGTCACAAACATCCCTTCGGCGCGGGTTGAGATAACTGACCCCAAAAACCCCAACCCGAATTTGATGTCGCCGGTGTGGTATCGGTTTTTCTTAAACATGTTTGAGTTAACCGGCGGTGGCTCAAGCGGGGTTACAAACTACAAAGTACAGCCGAGTCCCCTTATAGCTGACACATCACCTTTTGTGTATGTCAACGACACGGGGTTCCCCGCAGATATAATCGTCAGCGGCGGCGGCGTGATTCTCTTGGAGTTTTCGCGCGATGGTGTTACATTTTTCAGCACCGGCAGTTTTTATGGGATGTTCACACTCTCACCTTTTGACCGGCTGCGGGTAACCTACCAAACGCCGCCTACTTTGACTCTTGTACCGAGGTAACAAATGCCTACATCAACGCTCTCACCCGCACCAAAACTACAGTTTTTTGACGCCAATGGCAACCCGTTGGTGGGCGGCAAACTGTATTCCTACGCTGCGGGTACAACCACGCCGCTGGCCACTTACACCGACAACACCGCGACAACGACTAACACCAACCCCGTAATCTTGAATTCGCGTGGTGAAGCAGGCGTTTGGTTGTCATCTAGCTTCTACAAGCTAAAGCTGACCGACAGCAACGATGTTGAAATTTGGACTGTGGATAACATTGGTGGTTACGCCACAATGGCTGAACTGCAAGCGGCAATTGCGGCTTTTGCCGCTAGCGGTGGTTCTGCCTTGGTCGGGTTTATCCAAGCAGGCGCAGGCGCGGTAGCCACAACCGCCCAAGCCAAAATGCGCGAGACCATTAGCGTCAAAGACTTTGGCGCTGTGGGTAACGACATTACTGATGACACCGCAGCCATCCAATTGGCAATCAACTACGCCAACACCATTGGCGGCGATGTTTACTTTCCCCCTGGCATCTACAAAATTACTAGCGGCCTGACAATCAACAACAGCGGCGACACGGCAGACACCTTTAAGGCGTCCATGTACGGCGACAGTTCGGCCAGCGTTCGCATTCATGGTACGCCTGGTGCGTATAACATGCTGACAATCACTGGCGGCACAACTGGTGGCGGCGTTCACAGCCACCAAGTCATTCGCGGCTTGTTTTTCCAAAAAGAAGGTGACACTAACGGTGTATGTATTAGTGGCGACAACTTGGCTTTCTTGTCGCTTGAGGATGTGTCTGTTTTGGGCGGCGAGTATGCGTTTTACGCAACTGACGTTTTGTCAAGTGTGTTTTACAACTGCGTGTTCCGATTTGCCGACGTTGGATTTCGGGCTGAATATAATAACTTTAGCTACCCCAACGCTATTACCTTGGTGAGTTGCATTATCGGCAACAACAACGATACAGGCGTTTACATTACTGGCGGCACAAACTTCAACATGTTTGGGGGCACGGTTGAGAGCAACGGTTTGACCGGCTCTGCGGCGCTAAAGTACGGCGTGCTTCTTAACAATTCAGGCGTGCAAGGTGCTGTGTCTGGCAACTTTAGCGGTGTTTACTTTGAAAACAACAAAGGCGTTGCCGACATCTGGCTTGCTAACTCAGCAGAAGTATCAGCGGCCAGCATCAGCGGCTGCTCGTTTGCCCGTATCAGTTCTACTAACTTTGTTACAAACAACATTTTGGTTGAAACGTCTGGTGCAGGCATAACGCAGTCGGTCAGCGTGGCTGGTTGTGGCTTTAAAGGCCTTAACACTTACGTCCCCAACGCTGCCCGCAAGTACATCACCACCCTTGCAACGTCAGGCGGCGTTAGCAGTGTTGGTTGGTCAGGGTGCGCGTTTGAGTCTTCAACCGAAGCGCCAACAATCACCAACGAAATTCAATTGACTGGTGCTGGCTATGTGTTCCCAGGCTGGAACAACGTGACGTTCCAGAACAGTTGGGCCGATGCAGGCGTTCCATCACCTTTGTGCGGTTATTACAAAGACGATTACGGCATTGTTAGATTGCGGGGCGGGGCCATCCGCGCCCTTAACTCAACCGCTACGATCTTCAATTTGCCTGCTGGCTACCGCCCAACGGCCACGCTGCTGATTAGCTCGTATGGCGAGATCAGCAGCGTGCCAAGCGCAGTGGTGTTTGAGATTGATTCGTCGGGTAACGTGAAGATGAACGCCACCGTGTCGGGCAACAAAGTGACGTTCAACTCGGTGAGTTTCTCAATCAATTAAGGGGTGTGTTGTGGCAACTCAACTCGTAGACGATCGTGAGTCAGCGCTGCGCGTTGGCTACGAAGCTACGGATTGGGCTGAACCAATTTTGTTTGAGGACTACCGCGCAGCAGTAAAAGACTGGATAATTAAAGCCATTGTGAGAGACAATAAGTGCATTGGCGCTGCGTTTCGCAAAGGCGAAGAAGTTCATGTGTCTGTTTTGCCCGAATGGCGTTGCCGGTGGGTAACCAAAGGGTTGTTGCGCGAATTGTTTTCTGGCCCTAGAGTTACTACAAAAGTGACGCCGGGGCATGACTACATGTACGGCATTTTGGATCGTCTAGGGTTTAAAAAGACTAACAGCGATTTGCTAGTTAAGGAGAATTGATATGGGAATTGAAGCCGCAATCTTAGGCAGCGCCGTAGTTGGTGCAGCATCGGCCAGCAGCGCAGGTAGATCGCAATCAAGAGCCACTGACCGGGCAACCGAGCTTCAGCGCGAGATGTTTGAACGGCAGGTTGAGTTGCAAGAGCCGTGGCGTCAGGCAGGCATGAACGCGCTCAACAGAATACAGTCCGGCGATATTATGAGCGCGGCAGACCCATCGTACCAGTTTAGACTTAACGAGGGGCTAAAAGCGCTTGACCGGCAGGCATCGGCTCGTGGTGGCCTGATCAGCGGTGGCGCTTTAAAAGCCGCCCAGCGATATGGCCAAGATGTTGCGTCCACCGAGTTTGGCAATGCTTACAACCGCCTTGCTGGCCTGGCTGGCGTTGGCCAAACAGCCACGGGTGCAATGGGCAACGCCGCAAGCACTTACGGAACCAACGCAGGCAATTTGATGACCAGCGGCGCTGCGGCCCGCGCTTCTGGCTATGTTGGCGGCGCTAACGCGCTGACAGGCGGGTTGAATAGTTATCTGAACTACACTCAGAATCAGAATTTGCTCAATCGCTTTATGCCTCAATCTGGCGGTGGTGGCGGTGCTGGCATGATGCCAAATTCATCATACAATTTTTCTGGTATGTCAGAATTCGGTTAAGGACTAAACATGCCCATCAATCCTAATATTGCCCTTCAGGTCCGTGGCCTTGAGTTGCAAAACCCAATTGCTCAGTATGGCCAGATCGCGCAGCTTCAGAACGCGCAAAATCAAAACGCTTTGGCTCAGTACCAGCTTGGTTCAGCAAAACGTGCAGAGGCTACGCAAAACGTATTGTCTGATGCCTACAGTCAGTCTATAGACCCTGACACTGGCACAATCAATTACAACAAGTTGACTGGCCTTTTAGCAAAAGGTGGCGGCGGTTCGCAAATCCCAGCAATTGAAAAAACACGCCAAGAAATTGCAACTGCGGCGTTGAGCGCCAAGAACGTGCAATCGCAGATAGACGAGCGTAATTTTGGGTTGCAAAAGAAAAGAGTGGATTTTGCTTGGAACGCTGTTGGTTCGGCTCCAACCCCCCAAGCAGCAATTGCTGAATTGACCAAGGGCGTTAAAGATGGCGTGTTTGACATAAACTCAGTCACGCAAGACATTCAGCAACTTCAATCTATGACCCCTGACCAGTACCAACAGTACCGAGTTCAAAAAATCATGGGCATTTTGGAAGCCAAGGACAAGCTGGGCTTTATGTTGCCTAAAGTGGCGCGTCAAGATATTGGCGGCAAGATTCAAACCATTCAAGACAACCCTGCGTTGCCTGGGTACGGTCTGCCAGTTGCTGGCGCAGATATTGCCAAGACCAAAACATTTGGCGACATAACTGCTGAAAAGAATCTTGCCGTGTCGCAAGGCCAATTGAACTTGGCACGACAAAAAGTTGCGTTTGAACAAGCTAACCCTGGTTTCGAACTCAAAGAAGGCGAAGACGGCACGTTTTACGGCGTCAATAAGCGCACGTTGCAAGCAGTTCCAGTTAATGTTAATGCGCCTGCTGCCGCTGGTCCTGCTGGGGCCACGCCTGTTACCGCAACGCCATTAAAAGGCAAAGGCACAGCTTTGACTGAAAGCCAAGGCAACGCCACAGCGTTTGGTATGCGGATGATGGAATCCAACAAAATTTTGACTGACCTTGAAAAGTTGGGCAAAAAAGATACTGGAGTTATTAAAGGCGCAGTTGGCGCTACTGTTGGCCTTATCCCGTTCCTTGGTGACAAACTTGAAGACATGTCTGGTTCTGTGTTTAACGCCTTGCCTTCAGTTTTGGGCGGCTTGAGTCCTGAACAGCAACAAGTTGCCCAAGCGCGTATCAACTTCATCACTGCTTTGTTGCGTAAAGAATCCGGTGCTGCAATTGGCGCTAGTGAGTTTGCAACGGCTGAGAAAAACTACTTTCCAAAGCCTGGCGATGATGCTAAAACAATCGCCCAAAAGCAACAAGCCCGTGAAACGGCTATTAAGGCAATGCAAGTTCAAGCTGGCCCAGGTGCAAAGCAAATGGGTGGCGGTGGTGGCGTGCCAGGCGCAAGTGCAAACAATCCTTTGGGTTTACCAGGACTTTAATCATGGCAACACTTGCAGAGTTCCGCGCACAGTATCCGCAATACGATAACGTGCCAGATGTAAAGTTGGCCGATTCGCTGCACCAGAAGTTTTATAGCCAGATTCCCAAAATGGACTTTTATAAGACCATTGGCTTGAGTCCGGCTGCAATGATCCCTGGTGGCGGAAGCAACATCACATTGCCAAGACAAGAAGTGTCAATGCAAGACCGAGTGATGGGTTTGGTTGAAACGCCTGCAATAATTGCTGGTGGTCTCGGCCGCATGATTACCACGCCATTGGCACGCATGTACGGCGAAGCAATGGGCGGTTATGGAACCCCGCAAGGCAAAGCTGCTGGAGAACAAGCGGCTAAAACTGTTGCAAATCAGTTCTACCAACCAAGAACAGAGTCTGGACCAGAATATGTTCGGGCTGTTGGCGGCGCTTTAGAAACTTTGCCACCAACTTTTGGCGCAACTGGTGCTACGTTGAACGCTTTGGCTGGCCCTGCTATGCAACAAGCTGGCGCAATGGCTCGGCAAACAACTGCCCCAGCACGCAATGCTTTGGCTAATGTAATGACCCGTGAGCAGCCTCAGATGCAAGGCATGGGCGCTGCTACCACGGCAGATCAAGCATTGCGTGAAGAACGATTGGCTCGTTTGGGTATCCCAGCCACGGCTGGAGAGAGAACCAAGAACTTGGCTTTGCAACAGTTTGAGTCAGAAGCCCAGCGCGGTGTTTTGACTGGTATTCCAGAAGATACCAAAACCAAACTGGCAGAACGAATGAGTGGTTTTAAGGCAAACCAAAAGAAAGAAATTGTTAACAACTTTGAACGCATGACAGCAGAAGTCGGCGCAGAAGTGGCTGACCCCACCCAAATGCGTCAAGTTGGCAAAATTGTTGACAAGGCTTTGAACGACGAGTACATCAAAAAGTACAACACATACAAAGAGTTGTACAACAGGGCCGACACGGCAGGCGAGACATTGCAGCCTGTTTCTTATCAAGGCTTGCTGGATTTTATTAACAGCAAGACGCCAACGCAAAAACAAAAACTTGATCCTATCTTGGATTCGGTGGCTGAGTCATTGGCCATGAACGACCCCGGCAAAACTGGCGCTATTACTGTGCGTGCGTTGGAAGACATTTACCAGCAAATTGGCAAAGTTCAAAATTCCGCAAATGCCAAAGAGTTAAAACAAATAATTACTCAAATGGGTGAGGGTGCTGGGGGTGAGTTGTATCAAGCAGCCCGGTCAGCCCGCAAACAATTGGCTAAAGAGTTTGAGGATGTTTCTCGTGTGGACAAGTTATTGACCACCAAACAAGGGTACGCAGATCGCCGGGTGGCCTTAGATGATGTGTTCAAGCATGTGGTGCTAGATGGATCGCTGGAGGAAATGCGAACAGTCACAACATTGCTTAAAAAATCTGGGCCAGAAGGGCGTCAGGCTTACGCCGAATTGCAAGGTCAAACTATTCAACACATGAAAGAAATGCTCACCAAGGGTGATCAACTGTCTTTCAAAAACTTGAATACATTGGTCACGCAATTGGATTCAGAAGACAAACTGGCCTATATGTTTGGCAAAGCTGGCCGTAACCAGATTCTTGACTTGCGTGACGCCATCAAAGATGTGGTAGTTAAACAGCCTGGCGCTGTAAACTACAGCAACACATCTGGCGCTGTGCTGCGTGGCTTAGAAACTTTGCAAGCATTGCGTTTCCCTGGCGCTAGTACGGCTGCTAGTATGGCCAGAACTAGAGAAGTCACCAAAAAACTTGAACAATCGTTGCAACAGCCTAATCAATTAGCGCCAAAATCTAAAAACCAAAACGCATTGGTGAAGTGATGAGTGAGCAAATCGACGCAACGGAGGCCCGGTTGACTACGCACGAACAAGTGTGCGCTCACCGATACGAGGGCATTCAGAAAAGTTTTGAGTCAGGTTCTAAGCGCATGGCCAAGATTGAGTATCTGCTTTACGCAGTGATTGCTGCTGTCTTGCTTGGCCCAGGCGTTGCGGCTGAACTGGTCAAGAAGATTTTTGGATTATGAAAGATTGGGCCGTTAGCTTCATTGCTGCGGTCCTTCTCATCGGGCTAGTGCTTTGGTGCGTTCGTATTCTCATCCCGTTGTTTAGGGCGATGTATGTTGGCTGAACTTGCTGCTGCGAATGCGGCCTTTGCAGTAATAAAAGGCGCTCTTGCAAACGGCAAAGAGCTGTCGGCGCTTGGGGGCCGGGTATTCGATTACTTCGACAACAAGGCCAAGATTCAAGAGAAGGCCACCAGCAAAGGTGGCGGCTCCGACATGGAGGAATTCATAGCGCTAGAGCAACTCAAGCAGCAAGAGGAACATTTGCGCGAGTCTATGGTCTACGCTGGCCGTGCGGGTATGTGGGATGACTGGGTGAAGTTCCAAGCCCAAGCTGCTCGACGCAGGCGTGAGCAAAAGGAAGCCGCCGCCCGCGCCGTGATCGTGCGCAAGGCAAAGATGGAGCAGTTGATTGAATATATTGCAGTGGGTATCGCCACTGTAATCTTGGCCGCGCTTATGATCTACGGCATCTTCATTTACATGGTCCACATTAAGAAATGAGCGACAAGCCCGAAAGCATTGTGGACAAGGTGCTGGCGTATGTGGACAGCCCGTTCAAGTTGTTCGCCGTTTTGCTGATGGGCTTTGTGGCCTTTGCTGGCTATTTCCTTTGGCAAAATCAGGACTTCATGAGGGATGCCTATAAGGAGTCCAAGAAGCTGCCGGAGATCAATACGACACGGGCTGATGATGCCAGCGCCATGCTGTTTAAAAAGACAAACGCTACCGTGGTGGCCGTCTTCAAGGTTAATCCACTCTTTGGTAGCCGGGTGCTATACAAGGCGTACACCAAAGACGGACGCGACAAAAGCATTGAAGACATTGATGTTGGTCTGTTTAGCCAAAACTCGGCCAACAACGCCGACATCATTAAGCTGATGACCAACGAGATTCCCTGCTCTGAGTACCGCTACGCACAGTCAGAGGTGGGGCTGTGGTATCTGGATAAGGGCGTAACGTTTACTTGCCGGGTGAGCGTGCCACCAGACTCTCACCGTTTTGTTGGCCAGATCACCGTGGGTTGGGCAGAACAGCCGCAAGACCTTGCACAAGTAAAATTCATGCTGGAGATTGCCAGCGCAATGCTAACCAAAAGGGGAAATTGATATGGATTGGCTTAAACAAATCGCACCCACCATTGCCACAGCGATGGGCGGCCCACTGGCGGGGATGGCTGTGTCGGCCATCTCCAAGGCTATTGGCGTGGATGAGGCAAAGGTAGGCGACCTCATTTCTAACAATAAGTTGTCAGCAGAGCAAATTGCTCAAGTCAAGATTGCTGAGATTGAGTTGCAGAAGCAAGCGCAAGAACTTGGCCTCAACTTTGAGAAGCTGGAAGTTGAGGACCGCAAGTCAGCCAGGGAGATGCAAGCCACCACCCGCAGCCTGATGCCTCCCATTCTTGCTGGCGCTGTGACCATCGGTTTCTTCGGCATCATGGTAATGATGTTTATCGGACAAGTAGACAGCAACAACCCTGCTATCTTGATGATGCTGGGCAGCTTGGGCACGGCTTGGACCGGCATCATTGCATACTATTTTGGCTCGTCTGCCGGATCGCAAGCCAAGACTGATTTACTTTCTAGGACAACAAAATGAACCTCACACCACATTTTTCATTGGACGAGTTGACCGCCAGTGAGTCAGCCGAGCGCAACGGATGGGACAACACGCCTACTGACGCCGAGCTTGAAAACCTCAAGCGACTGGCCGACATGCTGGAGCAGGTCAAGGTGGTGCTGGGCGGCAAGCCCATCATGATCAACAGCGCTTTCCGATCCAAAAAGGTCAACGATGCTGTGGGCAGCAAAGACACCAGCCAGCATCGTCTGGGGTGCGCGGCTGACCTGCGTGTGCCAGGTATGACCCCCGACGAGGTGGTGCGCAAGATTGTCGCCAGCGGCATCAGCTTTGATCAAGTCATCCGTGAGTTTGACCGTTGGACACACATCAGTGTGCCCAACAGTGTTGACACAGCCCCGCGCAAGCAGGCGCTGATCATTGACAAGGCTGGGGTTCGTCTGTTCGCTTAAGCAACTCGTACCGCACGCGCTCCTCAGTTGAGAAGCGGTGCGTGTTAGCGCATTCGTACCGGCGCACCACCACTCCGTCAGTTTTGCGGGTGCGGGTATCTATGACTGAAGTCCATTTGGTGCAAATCGGGCACTTCATATCTCATGCTTGTTCTTGGTGGGTTTGATGTTCGGGTGAGCGCGGCTGTAGATGCCAAACTGCTTGTAGGCAATCAGCGCTTGCTCTTTCTGTTTGGTTGCTCGGCCAAGGTTTGCAATTGAGCCGGTCATCTTACCTAGCTTGCGCTGGTCGTGGACAACAACAGACGCAATTTGGGATGTCGTCATTCCCGAATCGCCCTTGGCGCGGAATGTGTGGTCCTTCATAAACATACTGTCGCGGGGGTTGCTTGCCCACAAGAACGGGGACAATGGGTGGCAGTTGCATTTCATGTGTTCTTTTCCTTGAGGTTGGCTTCAATGGCGGCGGCAAAGTCAAAACGATCTGCGTAGGGCATTGTGTTACTAATCGCAAACACCTCGTCTTCCGTCAGCCCAACCCACTCACGCATAGCCACATCAAACTTCAATGCGTCTATGAAGTTTTCCGGCACAGGCTCATAGTCCAGCCCCAACTCTCTAACGTTCTCTGCCTTCTTGTCGAGGGCCTGCTCCACTGCGCGGCCAGCATCGTAGCCATAGTTCCAGCCCATCTCCACCAGCAGAAGCTCGTCCTTGGAATACGCTTTCTTGCGCGGCTCTTTCACTTCAAGAAAGTTGCCATCCATCCATTGTTCAAAGGTTTTGTAGATCATTGCGTTCTCCTGCACAGGTACTGCAAAGGCTTGCTTGATGGCAAAGATGGCAACCTTGGCTCTGTCAGACTGCCATTGACTGTTGTTGCTCCACTCTATTTCACCCAACGCCTCCAGCGCCAGCTTCAATGCTTCGTCTTTCATTTCAACTCTCCTTGCGAGTCAATGGTTTCTTGAACTACTTGTGCGTTATCGCCACAGGCTTTAAAAAGCGCGTTCATCAGAACCTCTTCGTTGTGTTTGGCCTTCTCACGCTCGGCAGCCACCATCTTTTCGCACATCAGCGCCCAGCTTGCGTTTGCACGGCGGTTGGCTTCTTCGGTGGCTTCTTGAGCAACAAGTGCGGCAAATTCCTCAGTGGCTTTTTGCCACTCCTCATGTTGTATCGGATAGCCGACTTGTCGGGCAAGTTCTATCGTGTCTCTCATTTCGTCACCCCTTCTATAGCGGCTTTGGCCCCGTCAATTAAACCGTGCCAATGAAGCAAAAGGCCGCAGATAACCGCAGTCCCAAAGCGCCAGCCGTCAGGCTCATATGTGCATACCAACAACCCCAACCATGCAACCGCCAACCACACCTTGCGTACCCAATCATTTTCGTAAATGTAGTCAAGGGTTTTGTATGTAATGTCTCTCATGACTGCGCCTCCGTAGCGTTATGCAGATAGGCCGTCAGGCGCTTGATCTGGGCCTCGCGGTACTTGCACATGGACTCGGCGTATTCACGCGCTGTCTGGGCCTCCAGCAGCCTGCGCTTGCTCTCCTCCAGCTCTTTCAGCGCCAGCACCTCGGCACTCGGTGTGGCCCACATTTTCTTCAGTTCGTTGATCATTTTTGCTCCTTAATAAGTTGTCGATATGCTTGAATTGCCACTCGCAAATCATCGCGCAGCCTTTCAATTTCTTCTTGTTGCTCTAACATTTTGGCGTTTGCTACTTTGGCAAACTGCGCCAAAGTGTGTTGCTCCCATGTTGTAAAGTCAGTCATGTCATGCCTCAAAATGGAATGTTGTCCCATGCCCAATGCTCACAATCAACCGGGCCATGCAACCATTCGGCAGGCGGTTGGGCATCAAACTTTTCGCATTTATTGCCAGATTTCAAATGCTCACAGCGCAGGCAAGTGATTTGGATAGATTCAATGACCTTTAGTTGTTTCTTCAGGTGCATCTTGATGGCGTTCAGTTCTTGCAAATTCATATTCTTTGACCTCTGTGTACTTTCCATTTTTGCGGGTTGCGATGCGGGTTGGTTCTTTTAATCCGTGGTGGTCAATAAAATCAAGAACACCATTAACATCCATAGACCAACTATTCAATGTGTCTGTGGCATGAACAACCAAATCATTAGAGTGATCAACCCACCATTTATGGGCGCGTTGATTTGCTTCTCTTTTATTTAACCAATTAACTGCCTTCTGTTTAGCATAACCAGTGTGTTCAATGCACACCCATTCACTGGCCACACACAGCAAGCCATCGTAGTAATCAACCCTTAAACTGTCAGGCTTGCCAGGCTTGCGGTGCAACTTGTAGTCAACTCTGGTGACATCGTGCCAAGTGCTAACGGCTTGCTGTTGCGCTGACAGCAGTGCTGCATAAGACAGCTTGGCGTCTATTGGCTTTGGTGCTTCTGGCTCTTTGATCGTGCCACCACAAACAACACACACCAACGCTGCCGGTGCGTTGCGCTCACCACACTCTGGGCAGATGCAAAACGGCGCAGACTGGTCACCAGCGCGTTTGGTTTTGCTCTTGCCTTTGATGATGTCCACCGGCCCAAGGCGCTCTACGGTGTCAGTAAAGTCCAGCACCAAACAATCTTCTTTGCCTGGTGCAATCCGTGTGCCTCGGCCCATGCCCTGCACATACAACACTGGCGACTTGGTGGGCCTGCACCAAACAATGCAGTCAACATCAGGCACATCAAAGCCCGTAGACAGCGCCAGCACAGTTACCAAGCAACGAATCTGGTTTGCCTTAAAGTCGCTGATCAGTTGCTCTCGTTCTTGCGCTGGTGTCTCGCCACAAACCACGGCGCTGATAATGCTTCGTTCGTTTAGCCTGTCTGACAGGCTTTCAGCGTTGGCCACACTCGGTGTAAAGGCAATCCATTTGCATCGATGCTGGGCAAAAACCGCAGCTTCTTGGGCCACTTGCAACAAATAGCCGTCCACCACATCAGACAATTCACCAATTTTGTAGTCACCATTGGATATGCCAACATTGCTTGCGTCAATCTTGGTCATCATGTGCACCGGAGGCGGCACTAACGGCGACAAAAACTGCTGGTCAAGCAACTCACGCATGGTGACGTTAGAAGCAATGCCAGTAAACAGCGGCTCGTCACCATCGGTCAGCCAGACCTGGTTGCCCCTGAACGGCGTGGCTGTCATGCCCACCGTGCGGAACTGGCAGATTTCTCCCAGCTTAGACAGGAACGTGCGGTACATGCCTGCATCAGACGCCTTGGTGCTAACCAGATGGGCCTCGTCAATGATCACCACCTTGATGTCACCCAACAGGTGCGCTGACTTGTGAATGCTACCAATCGTGGCCACAATCACATCGGCGTTGTGCTGCTTCTTGCCCAAACTGGCGCTGACAAAACCAACATGGATGTTGTCTGGCAACAGCGATTGCAACTTGGCAGCGTTTTGCTTGGCCAGTTCTTTGCTAGGAACCAACACCACAGTGCGTGGCCGGTACTGTGGCCATTGCTCCCACATCTGGCGCACGATCTCGGCGCAGATCACCGACTTGCCAGAGCCAGTGGGAAGCACTAGCAATGGAATGTCAGCGTTGCCCTGGTGCTTGGTCCACCAAGCAAACAGATCGGCAACTGAGCGCGATTGATAGTCACGCAAAATCATACAAACTTCCCAGCATGCTGCAAACGCAGGTCAAGTGCAAAGTCATCAACCAACACGGTCTTGTCGTTGCAGGCGTGAATCTCGGCACTGCTAATATGCTTTGGGTTGGTTGCCGGTGTGCCATTGACAAACTGCTTGCCATCCATCTCGTACACCACAGCATCGCCTACCATATCCACCGGCTGGGCAAACTTGGACAACAAGATTGGGATGTATCGGTGCGAGTCGCAGCCAGTGCGCTGGGCATCAACGGGTATATCATTTTGATGCACCGCACAGGACCAGCGTGCATCGCCGTCCATCTCTGGCGTTGCGTGAGCGCATGACCGGCAAGTTGTTGCTGGAACATCAGTGCCGTGGCAAATGCTGTGGTAATCGCAAAACTTGCACTCATACCATGACGGGTCTTGGCTGATCCCCACTGGCGGCTCTGTTGCCGTGATCACCTTTACGGCTTTGTCAATGATGGCTTTGGCTTCTTCCTTGTCAAACTCAAGGCGCTCAGTGTAGATGTCATCGTTGTCTTTGTTGACCACAATGTAAATGGCACGGGCGCAACCATTCTCACCATACAGGTCAATGCTCCACTTCATGTACATTTGCATCTGCGCGTAGTGTTCGGGCTTGGCCTTCTTGACTCCAGACTTTTGCATATCTGCAAACATCTTGGCAGATGCGGTTTTAATCTCCAGCACATGCGGCGACTTTGGCGCTTGCGGCAAACCAGTCACGATGCCATCGGCGTTGCCCTTAAAGTGATGGCCGCTGGTTGGTTCTGTGAACGACCATTGCTTGCCAGTTGTTGGGTCCATGTCATACACCGTGCAACCAATCGCAGACAGATCGGCGTAGATGCGCGGCTCTTGCAGGTGACCAGACTGAAACACTCGGTACAAGCGGCCAGAGAACTCGGCAGGCTTTGACCACCGAAAGCTGTACCAGTGCTGACGCAAGCAGGGCTTGCCAATAGCACTAGCACCAAGGTAGGGGCGCTGTGGCTCGGAGCCATACTTTGCCTTGTAACTGGCAAAGATGGCATCGGCCACAGGGTCCACAACAGATTGTGGAAGTGTGGCCATGTTTTACTTCTTCGCCCAGGCGGGTGCGTTGGATTTAGCAACTGGTGCTTCTTCTGCTTGCGCCACAAAGGCTGGCGCTGCTTGTCGCACACCGGCTGCTGCTTCGTAGCCCTTGATGTTGTTGCTGGCCTGATACTGGCCCTGCGCCTCACGCACCACCACCTTGATGGTGACGGGCTTCAAGTGCAATGCGGCAGTGTCTTGCAGCTTGATCACATTGACAGCGTGGCACAGTGCAGACAACTGGCTTTGAGCAATGCGCTGAGTTTCCTCGTTCTCATGCTGGATGTTCAGGTTGTCCCAGATGCGGCGACCTTTTTGGGGGCCGTCAATGATCTCAAAGGTCAGCTTCAGGCCAGTGCCTTTGCCGGACTTCAGGGGCTGAACATCAGACTCAGTAATGTGGGCCAAGTAAGTGCCAGCAGGCACTGGACCAGAAGATGTTTGTGGTGCAACTTGCGATGCGTCAAAGTTAAAGTGAGCCATTGTTTTCTTTCAAAGTTAAGGTTTTGAACTGTGGATCAAGATTGCGCTGCGGTCAGCGCCTCTTGAAATGCCGTCCAGTCAAGCGGCATATTGGACAGGCCAAAGCGGTTGCCACCGCAATGAGCCGGATGGGGTTCAACGTGCAAGATGCGCTCACCAGTGGTGGTAGCTTTAGTTTCTTTGTTGCCAAAGCCAGCGTCAATCTTGTTTGTGAAAATGCGATACCCTGCGTAGCCAATGACATCAGCCCACTCTTGCACCAACGCACCAGCGCGGTCATGGAGTTTCAGCACATGGCTGTCAAAGCCTTCGGTCAATGGGTCTTCAATGCGCTTGATCTTGTCGTGTGCAATCAAGATGATGCCCATGCCTTTGTCGGCTCTCAGCACCTCCAAACCAGACAGCAAGTTGCGCCATTCTTCGGCGGCAGCAATGTAGCCCTTACCAAAGCCTGGTTGCTCAATGTTCTTCCAATTGTTGGCCTTGCACACATGGTCTTGCACCAGTGGCTCAAGCCAATCAAGCGAGTCAATAAACAGCGTTTGAAAGTCATGGTCCTGATTGATCAGTGTGGCCACAGCAGAGTACACATCAGCCAAGCTGGTAGCCAACGGGAATGCGTTGGCATCCACAGCGTCAGCGCCGTCTTCGGTCAAGATGCCAATGGCTTTTGGCGCCATAGCGGCAAAGGTGGTCTTGCCAATCTTGCCTTGGCCAACAATCACAATTTTGGGAGCACGTACACGGCGTGTTTTGGAAATGGATTTCAAATCAAACATATTAGTCTTTCAAAAGTTCAATGGTGGGTTTTGCGGGTTTGCTTGTGATGAATGCAGCAGCTTGTGCAAAGGCGGCTGAATCCAAATCTTTGAGGGCACGGAGATTGGTTAGGTCAACATCAGCCTTCCAGCGAAATGCTTTTTTGGCGTTAGTTGACAATTGATCCCATGCCCGTTCAACACTGGCTGTGTCAACCGTGCGGTTAATCTTCCAGGTGATCTTGACTTCTTCGTCAGTGTGGCTACCTTCACCGCCATCTGGCTTGGTGAATTGCTTTTCAATCAATTCCTCTAAGCGCAGGCGCTCGGCTTTTGCAATGGCTTCAGCCAGCTTGGCTTTGCGAAGGGCTGTGGTCAGTTCAGCAATCATCATGGTCTTCCTGTATTTGTGCCAATGCGGCGTTTTCAATTTCCTCAACCACGCTATCGCACAACAGGTGAGCAATGTTCTCACCAAGGTGGTAGGCGCAGTCAAGGGTCACACTTTCGGGGTAAGCAGGCTCAGTGAATGAGCCACGCTCTTCTGCCTCGTAATCCAAATGGCAGGTCAACTCCACATCATTGATGGTGTAGACAAACTCCATCACACCACGGGGTGCGTGCGGGGTTTTGGTTTGCTCTTCAAAAGCCAGATCAGCAAAGCGACCTAACTCGTTGACAGTGAACACAGCAACAGCCAGTTCGTCGTGTGCGGCTTGCTGGGCAAGCCTAATGATGGTGCTGTCATCCATCATGCTGACAACCCAAAGAACAGGCAAGCGGCCAAGCCAATGCCAATGGCAATGGCCAACAAAAAACCAAGGGCTGCTTCTGCACGGGCGTTGAGCTTGGCAGCTTTGACTTGTGGGTGGTAGTGGTATTTGTGGTGTTTCATGGTTTGCTTTCGGGGGGCCGTGGCCCCCGTTTGATTAGATGTAGGCGTCGGCTTTTTTCAAACCCTGACCGGCAATAAACATGGCCTTGGCTTCAATTGCGTAATAACCATATTTTTTGCAGAATGACAACAGCTTTTTACGAACAGCAACTGGATGCCAATATTCTTGTTCAGCGTGCAGGTCAAGCTCATGCAGGCAAAGGTAGCAAAGGTCTTCAATTGTTTTGTGGCTAAACGGGTCAAAGCCGCAAACATCGGGCAATGCGTTAAGTGCTTTTTCAAATGTCATATCGTTTCCTTTTGGCCTTCCGGCGTGATGGTCAGTGAACTATTTCCCTGCCATGTGATGAATTCTAGCAGGTTGATAGACCATGTCAAGCAATTTGCTAGAAATAAATAAAAATAAATTGTAGGTACTTTCCCTAATGCGCTGCTGTTCAAGCAATCTGCTAGACTCACCAGCCTATGAACACACAAATCACACCAGACGAGCGCCGACAACTGGCAGAAAAAGTTGGCATCAATGAGCAGTACCTGTACCAGTGCCTGACAGGCAGGCGTGAAATGTCGGCCAGTGAGGCTGTGCGTGTAGAGATGGCCAGCGATGGGCGCTTGACTCGCAAGATGTTGTGCCAGGACAGTTGGCAGGGCATTTGGCCTGAACTGGTGGAGCAGGCATGACATCCTTTTCAACAATCTTCCCCAATGGCTTTGCGGTAGCCACAGAAAGCCAAGACCTGATCAACCCTGAGGCTGCGTTTAGGACTCACTGTGAGGCTAGTGGGCTGCTGATCAAAGACTTGATTGCCGATGGCGAGATACATCGGGTGGCTCATGTGTCATCCAAAAAAGGCTCACTTGATGGGTGGTACATCTTGCACACCAGTGGCAAAGTGCCAGTTGGCATTGCCGGATGCTGGAAAGAGCCTACATTTGAGGCCAAATGGGTGGCTGACATTGGCCGTTCTATGTCGTTCACTGAAAGGTTTGAACATGACAAATGGGTAGCAGACCTCAAGGCCAAGAAGGATGCAGAAAGATTAGCCAGCCAAGCGGTGGCTGCTGAGAGAGCAGAAGATGAAGTCGGTACTTATGCTGATGCAAGCAATGACCATCCCTATCTGGTTCGCAAGCACATACAGGCTCATGGGGTCAAGATTGATCGTGCCGGCCGGTTGGTTGTGCCAGTTGTTAACCAGTCTGGTGAAATCCTGTCCTACCAAACCATTGACGCAGAAGGTAATAAGCGGTTCTTGAAGGGTGGCAAGATTGAGGGTGGCTTTTATGAACTGCGTGGCAATCGCAAGATCGTGTTCGTGGGTGAGGGGTTTGCCACTTGCGCATCAATCTATGAAGCAACTGGATACACAGTCATGGTGGCGTTTGATTGTGGCAACTTAGCCAAGGTAGCCAAGAGCGCAAAAGAGATGTTCCCAGGCTCCAAGATTGTGATTGGCGCTGACAATGACCAGTTCACCGAGGGCAACCCTGGTGTGACCAAGGGCCGTGCTGCGGCTGCTCTGGTGTTTGGTGAGATTGTTTACCCATCATTTGGTGATGCTGACATGGTGGACAACAAGCCAACCGATTGGAACGACCTGCATTGTTTGCAAGGACTGGATGCCGTGAAAGAACAAATTGAGCGCGTAGCTGGGCCAGTGCGGGACAAGTTGGCGTTTGAGTTCTCACGGGCTGACAGCCTGACCCTGACCGAGATCAAGTGGGTCGTGGATGACTACATTGAATCTGACTCACTGGCGCAGGTCTTTGGTGATCCAGGTGGTGGCAAGTCTTTTGTTAGCATCGACTTGGCTTGCTGCGTGGCCACCGGCAAAGACTGGCATGGCCATCAGGTCCAGCAAGGGGCAGTCTTTTACATCGCTGGCGAGGGACACAATGGTTTGGCCAGGCGCTTTAAGGGTTGGGAGTTGGGCAACGGCGCAACACTGGATGGAGCGCCATTGTTTAAAAGCCACAGGGCAGCACAGTTGTATGACGCGACAGAGGCTGCTCTGGTGGCTGACTCCATCAAAACCTTGTCTGCTGAGTGTGGCCATATCCCATCCATGATCGTGATTGACACCTTGGCACGCAACATGGGCGGGGATGAGAACAGCACCCAAGACATGAACAGCTTTATCCAGCACCTAGACACCTATCTGCGCCAAGACTACAAGTGCTGCGTTTTGGTGGTACACCACAGTGGCGCAATGGACAAGGACAGAAGCAGGGGCAGCACAGCACTCAAGGGTGCGCTAGACGCGGAATACAAGTGCCAGTTGGATTCGGGCACAAAGACCATCCAGTTTGAGTCCAAAAAGATGAAGGACGCTGAAATGCCAGCGGCTAAGAATTTCCAAATCACCCAAGTGGACCTGCCCATTTTTGACAAGCACGGTAACGCAGTCAAGGGGGCGTATCTCACCAGTGTGGACATCTCAGGGCTGGTCAGTAATATCCAGAAGAAGAAAACCATACCCGGCAATCAGCGCATTGCACTGAACTGCTTGGTGGCCATTGAGCAGCACAAACGCACCGAGGGAATGGATGGTATGGATGTCTCTGCCACATACGACGAGTGGCGGGATTCTGCCAAAAGTCACGGCCTAGACTATCGCCGGTTCAAAGAAGCATCTGCCGCATTGGTCAAAAAAGACATGGTTATTGAGCGCAATGAGGTGTTCAGGACGGCCCCACCACCAATAGAGAATGGAGCGCCAGCATGAAAGTAGAAATTGGGAACGCCACCCTGTACCTTGGCGACTGCATGGACATTTTGCCTACGCTGGACAAGGTGGATGCTGTCATTACAGATCCACCTTATGGCATTGGGGCTAATAAAATGACCCTTGGGAATGGCAAAAGAAAGCTAGACCGAGGTCAAATGGATTGGGATGCAAAGCCGCCATCAGATGATTTAATGAATTTAATATTTAATTTGGCTGACAAACAAATTTATTGGGGCGGCAATTATTTTAATGTGCCACCAAGTCGCTGTTGGCTAGTTTGGGACAAATGTACAGGTGCAAACAGCTTTGCCGATTGTGAGCTTGCTTGGACAAATTTAGATAGTGTTGTTAAAAAGCTAACACTTCCTTGGCTTGGTTCAAACGCAAAAGATGAGTCTGGCGAGCGAGTTCATCCAACGCAAAAGCCATTAAATCTAATGCGCTGGTGTATAGATGTGGCTGGAAAGCCAAACACCATCCTCGATCCATTTATGGGAAGCGGCACAACAGGCGTGGCTGCTGTCCAGATGGGGCGCAAGTTTATAGGCATTGAGCGTGAACCCAAGTACTTTGAGATTGCCTGTAAGCGCATAAAGGATGCGCAAAGGACGTTTGATATGTTCGGATTTAACGGCACTACAGCGGCTGATTTCCCAAAACAGGAAACCATGTTTTGACCAAAACCAATGTTGCTTGTAACTTTGTTACATCGGTTTTGAACCGAAGTGAACCGAAATGTAGCCTGGAGTTACATGATAAATGCACCGCACCGAACCGAAATGCACCGAAATCGGTGCATCGGTGCACCGAAAAACTGCACCGATGTATGCACCGATGCACCGAAAGCACCGATAAATGAACCGAAAAAAGCCGTTTTGGGCCGTGTTGGATGCACCGAAAGCACCGATAGGGGTATACATACCCTATCGGTTCGGTGCACCGACCCCCGCAAAAAAACATCGGTGCATCAAGGCAGCGGGATTTGGGAAAGGAACAAGAGATGATTGAAGTTGAAATGGACATGAAGGTGGTCAGCATGGCCAACATGAGGTTGCATTGGGCGGTTAAGGCAAAACTGGTTAAGAGTCAGCGCCAGAAGGCGTTTAACGCGCTGGCGAGTGTTGCCGCACCTCCACCATTGCCTTGCACGATTGTGTTGACTAGGGTGGCTCCTAGGGCTTTGGATGGGGATAATCTTCAGTCGGGGTTTAAGGCGGTCAGGGATGGGGTTGCTGATTGGCTTGGCGTGGATGATGGGAGCCAATTGCTGGACTGGCAATATCGGCAGCGATCCAATGGGGTTAAGACTTACAGGGTTGAGATTGAAGTGATAGCATAAAGGTGTGCGGGATCATGCAGTTGCCGCATTTTTCAGAAGGCTGTTAAGCCAGCGCTCGAGGATGGTGACTTGCGGATTTTCTGGCTTTCTCCCGCAACACGCTGAAACCCAAATCGAAGCCTTCTCATTTTTTAAGGAGCTTACAAGTGACTCAGAACTTGGCGACCACCGAAGTGGTTGAGAAACGTGGCCGTGGTAGGCCAACAGTGTTTGGGATTGATCATCCCTGCTGGCAAATCATGACCGAGCAAATGTCGATGGGTAAAAGTCTCAGCACGGCATTGAAAGCAGACAATATGCCTTCGTACTACGCAGTCATGTTGATGATCAAGAAAAGTCCAGAGTTCCGTACGATGTACGAGAACGCCATTGAGGACCGAGCAGATCGACTAGCCGAGGAGATTCTAGAACTGGCTGATGAGGAAATGCCAGAACATCTGGAAGGCCCAATGGCTTCAGCCTGGGTACAACGCAAACGAATGCAAGTTGATGCACGCAAATGGATTGCATCCAAACTCAAGCCCAAAATGTACGGCGACCGCATTGATGTCGCTGTGACAGATACACGCATTAGCGTCATGGATGCCTTGAAAGAAGCCAAGCAGCGTGTTCTGAAAGATGACAGCAATGTCGTGGATGTTGAAGCTAAATCTAGCGATTAGTGACTTGGATGAGGGTAATTGAAGATGGGTTTGTGCGACTACAGCGGAAATTGTTGCGAATTACGCGCACGCGCCCAACCAGCTACGCATCAGGGTTAACCCTGACTAAAACGCAAGTCTACTTCGTACAACACCCATTATGTAAAGTTAATGCCAAGTTATCCACAGATTTATGAGTGCCGTAGCATTACAAACAAAGTTATCCACAAGTAATTGTGGACAAGTGGCCATAAAACCCTGTGGACAAGCGCCTGGCCGTCCCGCCGCCAGCCGAGGGGGAGGGGGTAGGGCCGGGGCGAAAGGGCCGCAGTTACGGTAGCCCCGCGAACAATTTTTAATTTTTTGTTTTTTGATTTAAGATTGCCCCCAATGCAAACCACCATCTACAAACCCGAAGACGAACAAGAGCTGATGGCGACCTTGTGGACGCCGCAGTTGGCTGATGACCCTGAGGCTTTTGTGTTGTTTGCTTTCCCGTGGGGCAAGGAGAACACCCCGCTGGCGAACTTCAAGGGGCCGCGCAAGTGGCAACGCGAAGTCCTAAGAGAAATTGCCGAACACATCAAGCGCCAGCAGGGCCGCATAGATTTTGAGACATTGCGCCATGCGGTGTCTTCTGGCCGAGGGATTGGCAAGTCTGCGCTGGTGTCCTGGCTGACCATCTGGATGTTGTCTACCCGCATAGGCTCGACAACGATCATCTCGGCCAACAGCGAAGCCCAGCTTCGTGCGGTGACATGGGCTGAGATCACCAAGTGGTTGGCGATGAGTATTAACAGCCACTGGTTTGAAGTGGCAGCGACAAAGATTTCACCGGCCAACTGGTTAACTGACTTGGTAGAAAAAGACCTGAAAAAAGGCACGCGCTATTGGGCTGTTGAGGGCCGTTTGTGGTCAGCCGAAAACCCTGATGCGTATGCTGGGGTTCACAACTACGATGGTGTGATGGTGATTTTTGATGAGGCCAGTGGTATTGATGATGCAATCTGGTCTGTTACCGCTGGATTCTTTACCGAAAACACACCTAATCGACTTTGGCTGGCTTTCTCCAACCCTCGACGCAATACTGGTTACTTCTACGAATGCTTTAACTCCAAACGCGACTTTTGGAGCAACAAGGTGGTGGACGCCCGTACAGTCGAGGGCACGGACAAGCAGGTGTACCAGAACATCATTGATGAGTATGGTCCTGAATCGAGCCAGGCGCACGTTGAGGTTTATGGCATGTTCCCGTCTGAGGGTGATGACCAGTTTATTCCGGCTGACATTGTGGATGAGGCCATGAACAGGGAGAAGTACAAGGACCAGACTGCGCCGATCATCATTGGAGTTGACCCTGCACGATTTGGCGCTGATGCCACGGTGATTGCTGTGCGCCAAGGCAGGGATATTGTGCGCATTGACCGGCATCGAGGGGATGACACCATGACGGTGGTGGGCCACATCATTGAGGCTATTGAGGAATTCAAGCCTGCACTGGTGGTGATTGACGAGGGTGGCCTTGGAGCAGGCATTGTTGACCGGCTAAAAGAGCAACGCTACAAGATCAAGGGTGTCAACTTTGGCAATAAGTCTGCCAACCCAATCATGTATGGCAACAAGAGGGCGGAGATGTGGGGCAAGATGAAGGACTGGTTAAGGAGTGCAAGCATTCCGAAGGACAGGTTCTTGAAGACTGACTTGATTTCGCCTATGATCAAGCCTGATTCAAAGGGCACGATCTTTTTGGAGAGCAAAAAGGACATGAAGGCGCGTGGTTTAGCATCGCCTGATGCTGCTGATGCTATTTGTGTCACGTTTGCTTTTCCTGTGGCTCACCGAGAGTACAATTCTCGCAATGTAACGCGCACGATCAGCATTGATCGAGGCTCATCAGCATCTTGGATGGGATCATAATGGCTACCAAACCTGGACTTTACGCAAATATTCACGCCAAACAGGCCCGCATTAAGGCAGGTTCTGGCGAAAAGATGAACAAGCCTGGCTCCAAGGCAGCGCCCACGGCCAAAGACTTTAAAGAGTCTGCTAAAACGGCTAAACCTGCCAAAAAAGGTAAATGATATGCCGTTGAAAAAGTCACCTAGCAAGCCTGCGTTCAAAGAAAACGTCAAAGCTGAAATCAAGGCAGGCAAACCCGTCAAGCAAGCTGTTGCTATTGCTTATTCAGTCAAACGTGAAGCAGAAAAGAAGAAAAAATGACTTTAAAGGCCATGCAAAACTGCCTAATTATTGAGGTGGATGTCGAAAAGCACGAGTTTTTGGAGCTACTTTCGACTGAAAAGCAAGAAACGGGTATAGTCGTGTCCGCTGGCCCTGATTGCAAAGAGTTAAAAGTCGGTGATCATTTATACTTCGGCGTAGGGCAAGAATTCACGCATGGCGGCAAAGAATATGTCGTGATGCGCGAACCTCATGTATTAGGAGTCCTGAATGGCTGACCCAACTGGCATAGTCGCAGCGGCTAACGTAGCTGCTGGTGGCAAACCGCTGAAATCTGATTCCGATATTTTGACTGTGGCCCGTGCCCGGTTGGATATGGCGGTTTCTTGCTATGCCGAAAGCCGTGAAGACGAGATTGATGATCTGCGGTTCTACGCAGGGTCGCCCGACAACCATTGGCAGTGGCCATCTGACGTGCTGGCCACCCGTGGTGCGGTGCAGGGCCAGACAATCAACGCCCGTCCTTGCCTGACGATCAACAAACTGCCCCAGCATGTGCGTCAAGTGACAAACGACATGCGCCAAAACCGCCCTGGGGCCAAAGTCATCCCTGTAGACGACAACGCTGACGTGCAGGTTGCTGAGATTTTCAACGGCATGATCAGGCACATTGAGTACATCAGTGATGCCGATGTGGCCTACGACACTGCGTGCGAGAACCAAGTCGCTTATGGCGAGGGTTACATCACCCTGATGACCGAGTATTGCGACCCAAACAATTTTGATCAAGACATCAAAATTGGCCGAGTTCGTAACAGTTTCTCGGTCTACATGGACCCGATGATTCAAGACCCAACGGGCGCAGATGCCAAGTGGTGCTTCATCACCGAAGACTTGACCAAGGCAGAGTACGAGCGCCAGTATCCTGATGCCGCGCCCATCTCCACGCTCCAGTCTCTTGGAGTGGGCGACCAATCAATCAGCAACTGGCTCAATGAGGACACGGTACGCATTGCGGGCTACTACTACATTGACTACGAAAAAGCCAAACTGAACTTGTATCCAGGTAACCAGACAGCGTTTGCTGGCACACCTGAAGACGCGCAGATGAAGATGGTTTACGGCGAACCCAAGCGCAGCCGTGAGTCGATCAACCCCAAGGTGCGGTACTGCAAGATCAACGGCTACGAGATTCTTGAAGAAAAAGAATGGGCCGGCAAATGGATTCCTGTGATCCGTGTGGTCGGCAACGAGTTTGAGGTTGATGGCCGTATCTACATTTCTGGCTTGGTGCGTAACGCCAAGGATGCCCAGCGCATGTACAACTATTGGGTGTCCCAAGAAGCCGAGATGCTGGCGCTGGCCCCCAAAGCCCCGTTTATTGGCTATGGTGGCCAGTTTGAGGGCTACGAGGAAAAATGGAAGACGGCCAACACCCAGAACTGGCCGTATCTGGAGGTCAATCCAGACGTTACAGACGGCCAAGGCGCGGTGTTGCCACTACCCCAGAGGGCACAGCCGCCAATGGCGTCCAGCGGCCTTTTGCAAGCCAAGGCTGGCGCGTCTGAGGACATCAAATCCACCACAGGCCAGTACAACGCATCACTTGGCATGGGGTCCAACGAACGCTCCGGTAAGGCGATCCTTGCACGCCAGCGCGAGGGTGATGTGGGCACATACCACTATGGTGACAACCTGACCCGTGCTGTGCGCCACGTTGCGCGTCAGTTGGTGGACCTGATCCCTAAGATTTACGACACTCAGCGTATCGCCCGCATCATTGGTGAAGATGGCGAAACCAAGATGGTCAAGATCAACCCAGAGCAGCCAGAGCCGGTCAAAGAAATTCGTGACATGCAGAACCCTGATGTTGTGATTGAGAAGATTTACAACCCTGGCGTTGGCAAGTACGATGTGGTGGCCACAACTGGCCCAGGTTACGCAACCAAGCGCCAAGAAGCCTTGGAAGCTATGGCCCAACTGTTGCAAGGCAACCCACAGTTGTGGACTGTGGCCGGTGATTTGTTTGTTAAGAACATGGACTGGCCTGGCGCTCAAGAGATGTCTAAGCGATTCGCCAAAACCATTGATCCCAAGATCATGGAAGACAGCGACAAGTCGCCTGCCCTGCAAGCTGCCGAAATGCAGATGCAGGCTATGGGTCAAGAGATGGAGCAGATGCACCAAATGCTGCAAAACGTGGGCAAGTCGATTGAGGCGCAAGAACAGCGCCGCAAAGACTACGAGGCTGAGATCAAGGCATACCAAGCCGAGACACAACGCATCTCGGCCACACAGGCTGGGATGAACGAGCAGCAGATTCAGGACATCGCAATGGGTGTGGTCGCTGCGGCGATGGAATCCAACGGTCAATTGAACGGGATTCCTGAGATGCCGGAGCAACAAATGGATGTTGGCATGGAGGGTATGCCTGAAGCACCGCAGCCCATGCCGCCAATGGAGATGCCACAATGAACGCCGCACAATTGATGGGCTTGCTGTTTTTGGGCCGTAATGTGGCCCATTCAGTGCATCTGAACACCCGCAGCTACAGCAAACATGTGGCTTTGCAGACGTTTTATGATGAGATCATTGACCGTGCTGACGCATTTGCTGAAGCCTACCAAGGCCGTCATGGTTTGATTGGCCCAATTGGCATTCCGGCGGCCAAGAAGACAACCAACATTATTGAGTTTCTGCAAGGCCAACTTGCTGAGATTGAAAAAGGCCGTTACGATATATGCGATAAGTCAGACTCTGCGTTGCAGCAGCTCATTGACAACATCGTTGAGTTGTATCTGTCCACCCTGTATAAACTGCGATTTTTGGCATAATGCCGCAAAGGATTTAAAATGGAACTCTTAAACCCCCTGGCAGACGCTAATTTTCCCGCCCGCACAGTGGCCTTTACGGGCACTGCTGGCTCCACTGGCGTGTGGCCCGCTGGTCCACAAGGTGTAGTGGTCTGGGCTGATCAAGCCTGCTATGTCATTGTTGGCGAAGGCGTCACAGCTACCACCACGGCCACACCCATCCCTCCGTTTACGCCGATTCCCTTCAAAGTGCCCCAAGGCACGGGCGGTTCTTGGCGTGTGAGCGCAATTCAAATATCTTCTGGCGGCAACGTGTACGCCAAGCCAATCAACATTCAGTAATTTACCAAAAAGCCCGCCATGAGTTATTTTGGTGTTCCGCTGCGAAACGGTGTTGGCCTTGGTTTGGGCACTGTCCCATCTTTGACCAACACACCCCTAAGTTATCGACTTGGGCCTTCATTGGATTTGGTATTTGCTGGCGCGGACGCTCTTGACCCTCGCATCACGTTCACCCGATCCACCACAGCCACGTTTACTGGCTCAAACGGGTTGGTCCAATCGGCTGCCATCAACGCACCACGGTTTGACTACAGCCCCACAACACTTGCCCCTCTGGGCTTGTTGATTGAGGAACAGCGGACGAACTTGTTGGTGTATTCCAACGATTTAAGTCAATCCCCTACTTGGTCAGTAACCACAGCAACATTGACACCTAACGCAGTTGTAAGCCCAGATGGAACACAAAACGCTGCGGTTATTAGCGCGGCATCTCAAAATCCTCTTGCGGCTCAATTTTTTACAATTGCAGCTAATACAACTACATACTGCATTTCCGCGTATGTAAAATATGTATCAGGAACAAGCAATTTTAGACTTCGTTGCGCTTTAACAAACGGCACTGCGGTAGCCACAAACATTGCGTTTAATGCTGAAACTGGCGCTTTTGTGTCGTCTAGTGCTGGTGCAGTTTACACAATCACAAACGCTGGAAATGGTTGGTTTAAAGTTAGCTTGTTGGCAACAAACAATTCAACAAACACCAGATTAAATTTCCAACTTTTTTCAGGTAATGATACAACAGTCACAAACTCAATGGCGGTTTATGGCGCTCAAGCAGAAGTTGGAGCCTTCCCTACCAGCTACATCCCCACAGTGGCAAGCCAAGTGACCCGCACCGCTGATAACGCCAGCATGACAGGGACGAACTTCAGCAGTTGGTTTAACGCGACTGAGGGTACGCTGTTTGGTGAATCAGCTACGCCCGGCGGCGTTAATGGCGTGGCGTATCAAACTGCGTATGTGTGCGATAACACCACTGCCAACAATATGCGCATTCAAGTTTATAACAACGGTACGGCTAACTTTCCCGGTTTTTCCGTTGCCGCAGGTTCTGTCAACCAAGCATCTTTGTTTGCGGCTACGGGCGTAGCAGCTAATTTGTTTTCAAAATTTGTTGGCGCGTACAAAGTAAATGATTTTGCTTTTTCCAAAGATGGCGCAAGTGTTTTGACCGACACAACTGGTGTTGTTCCTGTTAGTTTGGTATCAATGTTTATTGGATCGCGTGTAGGCAACGCAGAGTACCTTAACGGCACTATCAAGAGAATTGCGTATTACCCTCGCCGTTTGAGCAACGCCGAACTTCGGGGGATCACAGCATGACCGACTATTACCTGAAATTCACAAGCGAAGAACAGGCTGCTGCGGCGCTGGAAGGCTATGAAGGCAGTGTTGATGTTATCGGCACAATCTATGAGCGCACCGGCGGCACTGATGACGAGCCAACCATGACGGCTATCTCTGGTTGGCATGTAAACTTGCGTGGGCCTGAAAGTGCAGCGTTTCAAGAGTACACGGTAGAGGTCAACACCCCGTACAGGGTGTGGGCTTAATCATTTAAGGAGCTGCAATGGCAGACGTCAAAATTTCCCAACTGCCAGCAGCCACCACCCCGCTGGCAGGGACTGAAGAAGTCCCCTTGGTTCAAAGCGGCACTACCAAAAAAGTAAGTGTTTCTAACCTGCGCGGCACTGCTGTGTCTGCGGTTACCGGAACCGCGCCAGTGGTGTCTAGCGGCGGCACAACACCCGCCATCAGCATGGCTGCGGCCAATACCAGCACTAACGGCTATCTGACATCTGCCGACTGGAACACGTTTAACGGCAAAGGCTCCGGCACTGTTACCGGCGTTACGGCGACCTCGCCTGTTGTGTCTTCTGGCGGTGCGGCTCCGGTCATCAGCCTGCCTGCGGCCACCACAAGCGCCGATGGCTATTTGACATCTGCTGACTGGAACACGTTTAACGCCAAGCAGCCTGCTGGGTCTTACCTGACCAACGGCGGCGCGTTGGGCACACCTTCTAGCGGCACGGCCACCAACCTGACCGGCTTGCCTTTGACCACCGGCGTGACGGGCTTGTTGCCTGTCGCCAACGGCGGTACTGGTACGGCCACACCAGCCTTGGTTGCTGGCACAAACGTCACCATTACAGGTTCATGGCCAAACCAAACGATCAACTCGTCGGGCGGCGGCGGTGGCGGCACAGTGACATCCGTGGATGCAACAGTCCCATCGTTCTTGTCAATCAGTGGTAATCCAATCACTACATCTGGTACGCTGGCGATTGCGTACAGCGGCACGGCTTTGCCGGTTGCCAACGGCGGTACAGCCGCCACAACCGCTGCCGGCGCTCGGTCTAGCATTTTGCCATCCTATGCTGGCAATGCTGGCAAGGTATTGGCGGTTAATACCGGCGCTACAGATGTAGAATACATTTCGGTGGGCGGCACGGGAACAGTAACATCTGTCAGCGGTACAGGAACTGTCAATGGTATAAGTTTGTCGGGCACGGTTACAAGCGCCGGAAACTTAACTCTTGGCGGCACGCTTGATTTGTCTGCCCCTCCAGCTATTGGCGGCGCAACGCCAGCCGCAGGCGCATTTACTACAGTAACAGCTTCTTCTGCAATCGGTGTGGCATCTGGCGGTACTGGTGCAACCAGCTTGACTGCCAATAACGTTATCTTGGGCAACGGCACATCTGCTGTTCAAGTGGTGGCCCCAGGCACAAACGGCAACGTGCTGACTTCCAACGGCACGACTTGGGTTTCTTCTGTTGCGTCATCTGGTGGCTTGGTTTACAGTTACACAACAACCCCTGTCACCGCCACCAACAACCAAGGCATATTGGCCGACACTTCAGGCGGCTCGTTTACTGTAACGCTGCCAGCTACGCCCTCGGTTGGCAATCAAGTAATCATTGCCGATGCGGGCAGTTTTTGGGGTACAAATAATTTGACCGTGGGCCGCAATGGCTCAACCATTGGTGGTTTGGCCCAAGACCTTGTGTGCGATCTCTCAGGCGTCAGTGTCCAGTTTGTGTATGACGGGGCAACATGGGAAGTCTACGCCCAAGTTGGCGGTCAAGGCGGCACAGCAGTGACGTTGGATGGCGTACAAACACTGACCAACAAAACGCTGACTGTTCCAAAGATTACATCGTCATCTTTGACAACTGCAACTGCTGGCACATTTGAATACGATGGAAAAGTTTCTTACTTTACTCCTCAGGGCTTGGAGCGAGGCGTTACGCCAGGGATGCAGTATTACAGATTGAATTCAACACTAGCAGGTTCTAACGCAACCGGGGCGCAAAGCATACTGGGCGTTGGGGTTACTTTGTCCAGCAGTACGGTTTATGCTTTTGAGCTTGTTTTTTGCTTGACTAAATCTGCTGGAACAACATCGCATACCGTTAGTGCGCTTTTTGGTGGCACTGCAACTTTAAACAACATTGCCTACGATTCTATAATCACTCAATCCTCGACAACAGGTGCAGTTAGTGGTAACCCGACCACTTCTGCCGCATACCATTTATATGTCCAGCAAGCATCCGCTACTGTACTTACTGCTGCCATTGCAACAGCAGCCCAAGCTGTTTATCCTGTGATTCGTGGAACCGTGTCAATTAACGCTGGCGGCACACTTATTCCGCAATACCAGCTTAGTGCTGCTCCAGGCGGCGCTTACACCTCGGCAATAGGCTCTTACTTTTCAATCTACCCAATTAGCACATCAGGCAGCAACACAAGCGTAGGAACTTGGGCATGATTTCATTAGTTATTTCATGGCCCACACAATCGGAGTAACACATGGCAATCCTATCCAACATCATTACCCCGACCAACGTCCTGACTGAAACCAGTACAAACACGGTCACAAACAAAACATTAACCGACCCGGTGATTATTGGAACAATCACAGAAGACATTTTTGCTCTGACTGATGGTTCTACGGTTGATATTGACCCCGGCAACGGATCAATCCAAACTTTGACTTTGACCTCCACAGGAAGAACGCTGACCTTTACAAACATGGTAAACGGCGAGGCAATTACGTTGATGGTTAATGATGGAACTGCTGGCACGATTACAACGTGGAACGCAACCTTTGTAAACAACGGCGGTGTTGCCCCCACCCTTTCAACCACCGGCTATACCGTGGTTTCGGTTTGGGAAGTTGGTAGCGTTGTATATGCCGCACTTGTCGGGAACGCATAATGTTATTCCACAGCATTCAAGGTGCTGGCGGTAGCAGCACCGCCGGCCAACAAGAAGTTGTTTTTACTGCTAGTGGTAGCTGGGTTGTACCAAGCGGTGTAACTTCTGTTTCTGCTGTTTGTGTCGGGGCGGGTGGTGGTGGGTCAGAGTCTGCCAGTGGGGGTTCGGGTGGTAGCGGGGGTGATCTTCGTTACTACAATAACTTGGCTGTAACTCCCGGCGAGACTTTAACAATTACTACGGGGCTTGGTGGCCTTCCTGGCTCAACGGGAGTTGCTGGACCATTTACTAGAATTGCGCGAGGCGCTACGGTTTTGCTTGAGGCTGCGGGCGGCGGTGGGGGCACAACATCTGGGTCAGGCGCTAAAAACGGCACAAGTACAACCATTGGTGGGTCTGTTGGCGGTGGTGACGGTGGCACATGCGCCAATCCCGCCGCAACGGAGTGTGGCGGCGGCGGTGGGGCAGGTGGTTATTCTGGAAACGGTGGGGACGGTGGTAGTGGAGCAAGCATTAGCGGCACTAACGGCGCTGGCGGTGGCGGCGGCGGGGGCGGTGGTGGTGGTGACAGCGATGCGGCGGGTTCCGGCGGGGGCGTCAGCGCGTTTGGTCTTGGGCCAAACGGTGTAGGTGGAAACGGGAATATAGTTGATGGTGCTTCCGCTACCGGGGGAAGTTACGGAGACGGCGCATTGGGTCCGAATGCGGTTACCGGCGCTGATCCCGGCGGTGTTTCCAACAATTACGGGGCTGGAGGGGGCGGGGCTGACAACATTACTGAAGGCAGTCGCGGCGGCGCAGGTTTTGTCAGAATTGTTTGGCCAGGGAGTTCACGTTCTTTTCCGTCTACAGATGTGTGGATGAGCCGCGTTTTAACAACAGTTATTGAAACTCAATCATCTGCCAATACCATTACAATTCCAGGTTCAGCAGCAGTTGGCGATTTGGCGGTGCTGTCAAATATGAGTGAAACTACGGGAACACAAAGCGATCCATCTGGCTGGACGCGAATTGTAAACCAACAGGCAAATTTGCCCGTATTAACCTGCTGGTACAGAATTATTCAATCTGGTGACGCAGGGGCTACCGTTACCATGACCACAGGAACTGCACAATCAGCAGAAATGATTTTATTTAGAAAGTCATCTGGTGTTGTGTCGTCTGTGAGTGTAAGCGGCGCTACTATTGTATATTCGGCTACTGCTCAAGCAAGCCAAACTCAAACTGTTTCCACACCAAACTCCATAGTTTTTGGTGTTTTTGCCTCTGATTCTTCACAAATAGTATCCGGAGATATGGAGTTTGACGATGGCGTTACCGTTGCGGGCGCTTCGGAACCCTCGGCAGTGTTTACCGGGGAAAACGGTGACACCTCCCGACAATTGTTTATGCGGTTTAGAATATACGATGTACCACCGCCTGCAAATGTACTTGTTGACAATACCCGGTCGATTGCCGTACAAACTATGGCTTCTTTTACAATTGGAGTAAGTTAAATGTATATAAAAATCAGCAACGATGGCGGTCAAAGATTTCCATATACTATTCAAGACTTGCGACAAGAAAACCCAAGCACCTCATTCCCTCTGGTTTTGAGCAATGAGTTGCTTGCTGAATTTGGCGTGTATCCCGTATTGGAAAATGCGCGGCCTGATACAGATCGTTTTTCCTACGCTGTCAAGCGTGGTTTGCCAGAACTTGTTAATGGTGAGTGGATTGTGCTGTGGGATGTTCTTGCTAAAAGCCAAGAAGAAATTGCCGAGCAAGACGAGCGACAAGCAGTTGAAGTTCGTGATTCCCGCAACGGTAAACTGGCCAAGACAGACTGGCGCTTTCGGTCTGACATGGCCCCCACGCAGCAATGGATCGACTATTGCCAAGCGCTGCGTGATGTCACCGCCCAACCTGGGTTCCCTTGGTCTGTTACTTGGCCAACCCAACCGGAGTAAAACATGGAACATAATGCACTGACCCAGAAGCTCGTATATGTAGACTTTTCCGCTGACCCAACTCAGTTGGCCGTGGTTGATCTGACGGCTGAAGAAATTGAGGCAAACAAGCAACGCGCTATGAATGCCTTGCGCGGCAAGCGCAATTTGTTGCTGTCTGGGTGCGATTACACCCAACTGCCCGACTTTGCCGGTGACAAAGCAGTCTGGGCCGTTTACCGCCAGACATTGCGCGATCTGCCTGCAAATGTGGCAGATGCCCGATTTTTTGAAGCATGGCCTGAAAAACCGTGATATATTTCGCAAAACTGTACTGGCCCAGATGACCAGGGAATCTTAGGATTCAAAATGGACAATGAAGTCTTAGCGGAAGCACCCGCGCCGGAACAGGAAGCAACGGCTGCCCCTGAACCCGAAGTTAATACGCCGGAAGTATCGACAGAGCAGACAGAACAGCCAGCGGAAAAAACTTATACGCAAGCTGAAATCGACGCGATGATCGGTAAGCGCCTCGCAAGAGAACAGCGCAAATGGGAAAGAGATCAAGCTGCCAAGCAGGCTGAAACGCAGACCTTACGGTCTACGCCACCCGTTGCAGACAACTTCAACGACCCTGAAGAATATGCGCAAGCATTAGCTCTTCAGAAGGCCCAAGAACTTGTCGCCCAACGAGATGCCGCAAAGCAACAAGCTGAGATCATGGAGGCTTACGCCGACAGTGAGGAAAAGGTCAGGGACAAATACGACGACTACGATCAGGTAGCCCGTAACCCTAACGTGCCCATCACCGAGGTCATGGCTGAAGCGATCTACGAATCTGACGTTGGCCCCGAAGTAGCTTACTACCTAGGCTCAAACGTCAAAGAAGCTACTCGAATTTCCAAATTGTCGCCTTTCATGCAGGCAAAAGAGATTGGAAAGATTGAAGCCAGATTGGCCTCCGATCCTCCGGTCAAAAAAACTTCAAACGCGCCAGCACCGATTAGTCCGGTAACAGCACGTTCAAGCGGTTCACCGAGCCATGACACGACTGACCCTAGGTCAATCAAGTCCATGACAACCTCGCAGTGGATCGAAGCTGAACGCGCACGCCAGATGAAAAAGTACGAAGCGCAACGCAACCGCTAATTTTTTGAAAGGACTATCATGTCTAACAGTATTCTGACCATTGACATGATCACCCGCAAAGCTCTCGAAATCCTCGAGAACAACCTGGTGATCACCCGTAACGTGAACCGTCAGTATGACGATTCTTTCGCTGTTGAAGGCGCAAAGATCGGCTCTACACTGCGTATCCGTTTGCCCGACCGCGCTCTGGTAACTGACGGTGCTGCCCTGCAAGTTCAGGACGACAACGAACAGTTCACCACTTTGACTGTGAACAACCAAAAGCACATCGGTGTCAACTTCACATCTGCTGAATTGACCATGCAATTGGATGACTTCGCAGAGCGTGTGTTGAAGCCTCGTATCAGCCAGTTGGCATCGTCCATCGACGCTGATGTGGCTAACTGCTACAAAACTATCGGTAACACCGTTGGTACTCCTGGCACTACTCCTTCCACCTCTTTGGTGCTGTTGCAAGCCCAGCAGAAGCTGAACGAGAACGCTGCTGTGATGTCCCCACGTTACGCTACCGTAAACCCTGCTGCTAACGCTGGCTTGGTTGAAGGCATGAAAGGTTTGTTTAACCCCACCGACACCATCAGCAAGCAATTCAAGAACGGCATGATGGGCACTGGCGTGTTGGGCTTTGACGAGATCAACATGTCTCAGTCGATCAAACAGCACACCACTGGTTCACGTAGCGCAACTGCGTCAACATTGGTTAAGACCCCAGGCGTTACTGCCGAAGGTGCTACTACCATTTTGTTGGAGCAAGGCTCTGTGTCTACCACCATCAAAGCTGGTGACGTGTTCACAATCAGCGCTTGTAACGCTGTCAACCCACAAACCCGTGAGTCCACTGGTTCGTTGTTCCAGTTCGTTGCTTTGGCTGACGCTACCGCATCGTCTGGCACTTGGACTGTGACTGTTGCACCTATGTACTCTGCTAACAATGCGTTGGCTACTGTGGACGTGCTGCCTGCAACTGGCGCAACTGTGACTTTCGTGGGCGCTGCATCTACTCAGTACGCTCAGAACTTGGTGTACCACAAAGATGCCATCACCTTCGCAACTGCTGACTTGCTGTTGCCACAAGGTGTTGACATGGCTGCCCGCGCAGTCCACAACGGTATCAGCTTGCGTGTTGTGCGTCAGTACGACATCAACAACGACCGCCTGCCTTGCCGTATTGACGTTCTGTACGGCTACAGCACGATTCGTCCACAAATGGCCGTCCGGATGTGGGGCTAAATTGAAACGGGGGCTTCGGCCCCCTTTCATTCGTTTTAATCTTTTTTAAGGAAATTATCATGGCTCTCCCTAACGGCGCAGGCGGTTACCAAGTTGGTGCAGGCAACCGCGCAGAAACTATCATGGGCGCAATGGCCGCCCCTCAGACAGCTACGGCTACAGCAACCCTGACAGCAGCACAAATTTGCAATCAAATGTTGGTGGCTAACCCATCGACATCTGCTGCAACTTACACGCTGCCTTTGGGCACTGCAATCGACGCTGCTGTCCCTAACGCTACTGTTGGTAGCACCTTTGATTTGTCGATTGTCAACATCGGCACATCTTCCG